TGGGCGCGCGAGTTCCTGGTTGCATACGAGGCGGCGCCATACGACGCGGTGAGGACGGCAGCGGATCGTGAGGCGTTCGTGACGCAGTGGTTCCGCGATGCAATGGCGGCCGCATCTGGACAGACCAGCAGGCGGCTAGATGAGGCATTGGCTGAAGCATTCGGCAGGGAAGATGCGCTCCAGCGTTTGACCGCTATGGACGATAAGGAGGCAACACATGGCGCGTAAGCCGAAGGATATGCCGATGAAGCCGGGCAAGGGCGGGAAGTGCTGATTGAGCGGCACCCGTAATGCTCTGTTCGATCCTACCGTGGTAGGCCAGGCGCCGCAGAACCAACTGGCGCCGCAGCCTACATGGGCCGATGCGGCGAGTTGGCATGGGCAGAACCTGAGCGATACATGGTCAGCGATGCAGCAGCCGCAGACCTGGGTGGATGCGGCGAGGCAGTATGGTAATGCTATGCTCATGGGCAGCATAGCTCCAGGCGGCAATGTCACTCTATTTCACGGCACCTCGCCCGAAGGACTAGCGAGGATCAAGGAAACTGGTCTCATCAACGGTCCGGTGTTTTTATCGCCGAAAAAAGGCGCGGCGTTTGACTATGCTGGAGGCGGGCCGGTAGTCGAGGTGAAGGTACCAAAATCGGAGTTAAAAATAGACTTTGATCTTCCCGGAGGACAACTGTTGGATGTCAAGAGCGCCAACGGATATTCCGGCAAAGATGGCTGGACCATCGAGGATTATCTGGACGCCGGACACAGCGTCGGCATCGAAAGACATTTACCGGTTGAAGGCGCCAAGTTCCATGAACCGGATTAAGTAGTGAGCGCATCCGTCACCCAGCTATCGGACTACAGCGCGCAGCAGCGCGGCCCAGTCGTCGATGTCTATCCCGGCGATATGAACGCGCTGCACGAGCGTTTGGTTAGGTGGTTTGAAGAAGCAGAGAGGGCATCTACCGATCCCAGGGCGTTGAGCGAGCGCGACCGCGAATATTACGATCACGCGCAGTGGACCAAGGCCGAATTGGACGCGCTGCGTCTGCGTGGTCAGCCCGCCGTGGTCATCAACAAAATCCATGACAAGGTAGCGATGCTGTGCGGCCTGGAGCGCAAGGCACGCACCGATCCGAAGGCATTCCCCCGCACGCCGCAAGAGGAAGACCGCGCCACCGCCGCAACGCAGGCACTGCGCTACATCGACGACGATAACAACTTCCCTGTGCTGCGCAGCGCCGTGTTCGAGAACATGCTGATCGAGGGTGCTGGCGGCATTGAATGCACCCTGGAGGACGACAGCAAGGGCGGCGCGGATATTCGGCTGACGCACGTCTCGTGGGAACGGCTGTGGTGGGACCCGCACTCACGTGCCATCGACTTCTCCGATGCGCGCTACCTCGGCATCGTGATCTGGATGGATCGCGATCAACTGGAGGAGATGTATCCGCACGCCATTGACGAGATCGAGGCGGCATTCAGCGGCCAGATGGGCGGCACGTATGACGACCGCCCGTCGCACGCGACATGGCTAGACAGCCGACGCGAGCGAACGCGCGTGGTCCAATGCCACTGGAATGAACAGGGCTCATGGTGGTCTGCGACATTCACCAAGGGCGGCATCGTCGATGATCCGCGCCTGTCGCCGTTCAAGGATCGGCGCGGCAAGAGTGCATGTAGCCTGATCCTTCAATCGGCGTATATCACGCGCGACAATTGGCGTTACGGGGCAGTGCGCGGATGGATCAGCCTACAGGACGAGATCAACAAGCGCCGCAGCAAGTCGCTGCATCTGCTGAGCGTCCATCAGGTCATTGCCGAGCATGGCGCGGTTAAGGATGTGGACAAGGCGCGGCGTGAGATTGCGCGGCCGGATGGTTATGTCGAAGTCACGCCTGGGATGAAGTTCGAAGTGCTGCCTGGCGGTGAGTTGGCAACCGGGCAGTTCCAGTTGCTGCAACACGCTACGCAGGAGCTGCAGCTGAGTGGACCGAATGCGGCGATGTCGGGCACTGATCCGCGCGAGCTAAGCGGGCGTGCGATCCTAGCGCAGCAGGCGGGCGGCGCGGTGCAGAATGAACCGCTGGCGGACTCGTTGCGCATGTGGTCGAGGCGCGTTTATGAAATGTGCTGGATGGCAGCGCGGGAATACTGGACGGGCGGCAAGTGGGTCCGGGTGACGGACAGCCTGAACGATACAAAGTGGGTCGGCATCAACCGGCCGGTGACGGTGCAGGACGAACTGGCGGCTATGCCGCCGCCGGAGCGTGCCATTGCCATGCAGAGTATGGGCATTGTGCCGGGCGATCCGCGCTTGCAGCAGGTCATCCGTATTGAGAACGACATAACCGACCTGGACGTGGATATTACCGTCGAGGAAGGCCAGAACTTGCCGACTATGGAGGCTGAAACCTTCCAGACGCTCGTGCAGCTCGCCAGCCTCCAGCCTGGATTGATACCGGGCGACGTGTTGATTGCTGCGTCCTCGCTGCGCAACAAGGCGGACCTGCTTGACAGGATGAAGGCGCACCAGCAGGAGATGCAGCAGCAGCAGGCCGCGCAGGCCCCGCTGGTGCAGGCGCACGCCGAGGCGCAGGTTAAGGCGACGCAGGCCAAAGCAGCGGCCGATGGCGCCTTGGCCGCCGAGCGGATACACAACATTCACAGCGACTTCAGCGCACCGCCATTCGGCCAGCCGAATGTGGCGCCCGATCCGCCATCCGCGCCGGGCACGGTAGAGCCGCAGATGCATCCCGCAATGCAGGCGGCGCACGACATGGCCGACCTGCGGCAGAAGCAAGCTAAAATCCGAGTGGATTCGGCGAAGGCCAATGATCTGATGCATTCGGCCATTCATAAGGTTGCGCAGGTCCACGCGATGCATCACGAAATGACGCACCCACAGCCCAGGCCAGCTAAGTGACGTGCTTCCAGGCTAATCCTCTGACGATCAGAGATATGATCGAGCGATCTATCTTGAACTGTCGAGCTATCTCGATCCGAGGGATGCCATCTTTGCAGAATTGACGGATGCGCCTGATGTCATTGTCTGTAAGTTTTGCCATCCTATGCGTTATGCCAAACGGCGGCGGTGGGGCGGAAAATCTTCCGGCTGCGTAGGCATGTTGGGAGTTCTCTTGATGTGAGCACCATTCGAGATTTTCGACGCGGTTGTCCGCCTTGTCTAAGTTACGATGATTAACTGTGGGTTTGTTATGTGGGTTAGCTATAAAGGCTTGCGCGACCAGGCGGTGAACATTCAGGCTCCGACTGTTACGGGGGCCGTGGCCCAACCATGGCACCGTCACCCTGATATATCCGCGTGGCCCCGGCTTCAGGCTCAAAAGTCGCCCGGCTGGTTTCCTAATGACAGTGACGCCAGGACGTGCGTTCCAGATCAAGGCTGTTACGGCGCGAACGCGCCCGAGGCTACTTACTTCATAATCGGCGCTGCCGATGATCGGCTTCCAAACTTCGGGTATGCTCACATCAGCCATGGGGTGCCTCCGCACTCTGTGGTCAGGGGCTCGGCGCTGGGGCCAACCGGCGCTGGGCTCCGCATTATAACACAACTGCGCGCCACGGTGCTGCACAAGATGGCTCAGGCACACCAAGCCATGCAGCCTCCACCACCGAAGGCGAGCAAATGAGCAACAGTCTAGCGGATGCCGTTAGGCGCAAGGCGGTCCGGCGGCGCAAGCGGGATGAGCGGATGCGGAACGATGTGCGGCGTGAAGCTCGGCGCGAAGAACAACGCAGGCGATTGGAAGCGTCTCCATCTTATGCGCTTGTTATGGAGGGCAGGGCCATGCTGCGCAATTGGGCCATGGACAAGTTGCGGACTGACATCATTGCTGCTTTAGGATCGCCGGCATGACCAGACAGACTGCCCCATTTGCCACGACGCAGGAGGTTGCCTACGCTGCCTCGCTGGATGCGGTGGACGCAGCGACGCTCGCGGCATCGACTACCAATCTGGGCCATGTCGTGCTGTCCGGCCCTCTGTCGCTCAGTGCCGCAGATACGATCACGGCCAAGGCCAGCGGTACGCACGCTGATGGCACGCCGCTCACTGCCGGGGTGAATAACGTATCGGTGGTCGCGACGACCAAGGATGCGGTCCTGCTCCCAGCAATGACGCCGGGCCAAGTGTGCATCATCGCCAACTCCGGCACGGCTGACGCCCAGGTATTCGGTGCGGGAACCAGCACGATTAACGGCGTGGCAACGGATACTGGCGTCGGCCTGGCGGCTGGCAAGACGGGCATTTTTGTGGCAGTGACCGCCGGCAAAATATTCGGCGGCGCGCTCGCGGCGATTGCGTTCCTGCTGATGCTTCTGCCGGCGCAGGCCCAGAACACCGTGACGATGGCCGACATCTCCGGCGTGATCGCCTCGGGCGGTGTGGCGCAGGCACTGGCGGCGGCCTTCCCGAATCGCCGAGGTTGCGTGGTGCAGAACCTCTCGACCGGCGATCTGTGGATTAACGACCAGGGCACCGCTGCTGCGTCGCGCCCGTCGATCAAGGTGCCGGCCGGCGCACAGTTCGCGTGCGGCAGTCCAGCCTCGGCCGTCGCACCAGGCGCGGCACTGAGCATCTTCGGGGCAACGACCAACCAGGCGTTCAGCGGGCGGGAGTGGTAAAACGTGGCTCAGACGGAACTCGACGCATTCCTGGCCGATCCGGCAGAGGCCGCAGCAGCGCCCCCAGAGGCACCGCAGGCGGCTCCAGCTGCGCCAGAGGCACCAACGCCTCCCCCGGAGGCCAAGGCTGCACAGGCCGCCGTATCCAAGCCAGAGGAGGATACGGAAGCCGATCCGCCCGCGCCACGTGAGGGCGATGAGATCGTTCCGAGGAATGCATACGAGGCCGAGCGGCGTCGAAGGCAAGATTGGAAGGAACGTGCGGTCAGGCACGAGACCGAGGCGGCCGAGCTACGCAAGCAGCTTGATGAGTTGAAGCGCGCAGCCGCGGCCCCGCCGCCGCAGGCGCCCGTCCAGCCCCTGCCGCAGTTGCCCGACCCGAATGTCGATCCCATCGGCTACATCCAGCAGGTCACCGTGCGCCAGCAGCAAGCGATGCTGAACGAGCGGCTAAACTTCTCCGAGATGATGGTCCGCGACAAGATCGGCCCCGAGAAGCTCGACGGCTACGTGACCGAGTTCAAGCGCGCCATGGAGACCGACCCGACGCTGGGCGGTAAGTTGGCCTCGCAGGCCCATCCGTATGCCTGGCTGGTCAAGGAAGTCGATCGGCTGCGTGTGCTGCGCGATGTCGGCGACGATCCGGCCAGCTTCCGCGAGCGGCTGGTGGCCGAGGCGCGGGCGCAGTGGGAAGCCGAGGCCAGCGCGCCGCAGCAGCCGACGCAGGCGCAGACCGTCATTGCCAATATGCCCCGCTCGCTCGCCACCGCGCGCAGCGTCGCGTCCCGCAGCGCCTCGGTATTCACCGGGGACCCGTCTTTGCAGGATGTGCTGGGCCATCGTCGCTAACCCGTCGCCGGGGCACTTTCGGGCGTTGCGTGCGTTGATCGTCGCCGGATCGCTAATCGGGCGCTGAGCCACAGCCGAGCTACATCGGCTGAAGTCGTCGCCGGACTAATCGCGGGCGTTCCCGACACATATCCCCTTTATCAGGAACCCCAACCATGACCGCCACGGCTGACATGGTGGTGACGACCGCACGCGCCGGTCTTACACCATCGCAATGGTCCTCTGACTTCTTCCGCGAATACATCCGCGGGAACCAATTCACCAGATACTTTGGCACCACGGCTGCGTCTATGATCCAGCTTCGCGACGAACTGACGCGCAAGCCTGGCGATTCGGTCGTGTTCGGAGCTGTCCGGCGACTGACGGCAGCAGGCGTCACCGGAAACACGACGCTGGAAGGCCAAGAGGAGCAGTTAAACTCTCGTTCTCTCAAGGTCACTGTCGATGTCATTCGCCACGCCATCGCGGTCACCGACTGGGACGAGCAAAAATCCGTCATCGATCTGCTCCAGGCCGGTCGCGACGGGCTGATGGACTGGGCCGTCGAAAAAATCCGCGCGGACATTATCTCGGCCCTCGGTGCAATAACCATCGACGGCAACGTGAGCGGCGCACTCGGCGCCGTCACTGACGCTCAGTGCAATTCGTGGCTGACCAACAACACTGACCGCATTCAATTCGGGGCAGTAGTCGCGAACTCGGTGTCCAACGATTGGTCAACTTCTATGGCGACGCTCGACAACACCGCCGACCTGATGACCGCGGCCACGCTGTCTTTGGCCAAGCGTCGCGCTCGTACCGCAAGCCCCCATATCCGGCCGATCCGCCTCGAAAACGGCGAGGAATGGTATGTGGCTCTGATGCCCAGCCTCGTTTTCCGTGACTTCCGTAAGGACGCCAACGTTCTTGCGGCCAATCAGTACGCACAGACGCGCGGCGATAGCAATCCGCTGTTTGCCGGTGGCGATCTGCTGTGGGATGGCATTGTCGTGCGGGAAATACCGGAGATTCCGGTGTATGCGGGAGGCGGAACCAACGCACACGCGACGCTTGATACGGCGTTCACGTTCCTCTGCGGGGCGCAGGCGGTGGGCATCGCATGGGCACAAAAGACCCAGGCGAGGACCAACAATCGCGACTACGGATTCCAGCATGGCGCTGGCATAATGGAAATCCGTGGCGTGCAGAAGCTGCGTTTTGGTAAGCACGCCACTGTGGACACGACCACGCCGGTTGATAACGGTGTATTTACGATCGTTACCACGGCTGTTGGCGACGCTTAATTAGCACTGAGGAGAGAGCAAATGAGCGGAACCCAACTCGACGAACCTCTGACTGACGCTGAAGTTGCATCGCTCGCGCAGCGCGGCCTGTTGTTCGACAACATCGTGGAGAACACCCAGGCGCGTGACGAGGCTTTGGCGCGTATGGCGGCGGCGACAGAAGGCGACGACGATGCGATGGCCAGTCGTCTCGATGCGGCGCGCAAGCACGTAGCCGTAAAGCGCAAGGAGATGCTGGCAGAGGCTTCTAAACAGGGGGAGGAAGCCCTGACGGATAGGCAGAGGGCAGAGCGCGACGACCGCATGAGGCTGCACGACGAGGCGCAGAAGCGCGCGGCGGCGCAGCAGGCGGCAGCATCTAGGTCGCCACCGTCTGTTGCGACGCCAGCACCGCCGGCGGGAGCTAACACGGCCGACCCAGGTCGCGTGAACCTCGGCGCTGGTATGCTGCGGTTCTGACGTGACGCTCGACGTAGCCACGATTGGAGAGCAAGCCCTACGCCGTCTTGGCGTGGCAATCGTCCCGTTGGCTGATCGGCAGACCCTTACCGTGGGTCTGCCGATCACGCTGATTGCTGACAACGCCCTGATCGAACTGGGCGTCATTGCATCGGACGAAACGCCATCGACTGCCGACCATGCATACGCGGTCATCAAGGCGAACGCGGTTCATGCGTCCATCGTGTCGCAGGCGCTGGCCTGGTGGGACGATACGGGCATTCCCGATGCGATCGGCGAGGAATACACCAAGATGACGGCCGCGCTCATGGCGTCGTCGTTCGGCAAGACGGCTGATCCTCAGGTCTACACGATGCTGGAGGGCCGCATCCGCCGGTTCGCGCTGATCATGTCGGCGCAGGACCAGGCCAAGGACGCGGTAATGGGCGTCCACAATGACCTTATGGCGCGCGGTCTGGCGAACTGGAGTACCCAAGACCTCCCAGACGAGGTTGCGGATTGTTACGTTCTGTTGGCCGCGAATACGCTTGCTCCACTCTTCGATAAGCAGCCAAATCCCAGGGATGATAAGATCGCCGAACAAGCGTTGGCTAGGTATATTGCCCTACCAACATCAGGCGAAAGGGTCATCGGAGAATACTTCTAACTGGTAACGAAGCGCCGAAGGTGTTGCCGGAGTTTCTGGCGGCTGCCTGATTGGGGGTTAAAATGGTCTATAGACTCCATTATTCCGGATACGTCACCGACATGGGGCCGCCTGAACCGGCTCAATGGGTCGGACCGGTCGGACCGCGCGGCAGCAACGGCACAAACGGCGTTGACGGCGAACAAGGCCCACAGGGTCCACCTGGCAATCCGTCTGACTTTAGCACGCTTCCCACGACGCTGCCGGCGCTTCCAGGAGTGACCTGGAACAACGGCGGCGTGATCAGTATGTCATGACTTTCGATCCGTTCTTCAGCGGCTATCTGCCGCCGCCGTCCATTCCGAATGACCCAAGCGGTCAGGAGTGGCGCGGCATTCCTGGTCCAGTCGGACCGCCAGGCGAACAGGGAATACCGGGAGACCCTACAGGCCCGGTTACCGCAACCGGCACCACCACGCCGCGCATAAGTGCTGACCGATTTGCCGAGTGGGTCAACGTCAAGGATTACGGAGCGACTGGCAATAACTCGGCCGGCGATCAAGCGGTGTTTCAGACGGTCATCGACTCTATGACCAGCGGCATCGGCGTGGCCTTTGTGCCGAGCGGACATTACCCAAACATGGCATCGCTTACACCATCGCCGCGCGCCATGGTGTGGGTTTACGGCCCGGAGATGACATTCAACAACGGC